CTCTTTTCTTAGATTGCGGATTGTGCGGGAACTGTCGTTTCCCATGATTCTTCTTTTACTTTAGCTGGTCGCCCACGCTTCTTCTTTAGAGGAGTAGCGGGCATAGGATTAGAGATGATACCATCACCTTCTCCTGGAAATGCTTCGTTGATAGTCTCTGAAAGTAATTCAGCAAAAGGTTCTTTACGCAACATTCTCAGTAGCAATAAAGCATCTTCCTTATCAACTGTCTCAAGCATTTGGATGAATAGAGATTCCCTTTTAGTTTGATCTAGATTCTCTCCTTCTTTCATCTCTGTAACAAAATACGACAATTTACGTGCCTCACGATACAACATTCCATGCGATTCTAAATGCTCAGAAGGCGTGTATGGTGGTGGTGACGATGGAATATTAAAACTCCATTTCTTGTCGTACATTAGTATGAGGATATTCCTCAGTTCTTTTGAGTTGTTCTTTTGCAAGTATGCTATCTGTTCAGACGGCTCCTTCATTTCACAACATTTAGCAGTAATTTCTGCTAGTGATTCTGTAGTCATAGTTAAAACTCCGATATGCTTTCCATTAGATTTCTTAATTTATTCTTAATGAAGTAGTTTATCAACTGGCTTCTATCTTTTGGATTTTCTGCCTCATACTCTGAAAGGATCTGATTCTTAATTGGGTCTGGGACCTGAGTTAAGTCTATCATAGCCTTGTTTCGTAGATAGTTGCGTTTTACTTCATTATCCATATTATTTATATCAGCCCAATCGAGCAGTCTTTTCTTCGTGACTGGTCTTTGACGGATACCCATAACAAGTGCATTGTCTGCTGATAAGATGTTTGGTACACCATCACCAGCATCTCCCTTAATGATATGTTCATGTAAGAACGTATCGGGATTAGCATTAGAGATCCAACGCTTACGGGTAGGATCATATTGCTTAACATTTGCATATGTATGTAACTGAACATAGTCTTTATCTCCAGAGAGAATGAGAATAGGCTCGCCTGTGTTTAGTGCAGTTCCTTCTTTGTGTACGATAGTACCGATGATATCATCTGCTTCACACGTTTCAATTTGGATAACTTTGTATGGAAAGAACTCTTTGAGTTCATCACGTATACGATTGAGCGAAGTGAATACTGCATTCCAATCTATCTCTGATGATTCTCGTGCTTTTCTTCGACCCGCTTTGTAGTACGGATATATAGTCCGTCTCCAGTAGTTCTTATCGTCACATGTTATAAGCAACTCACCGAATTCACGATGGAACTTTTGTCTATTGAATCTCAGTGTATTAAGAATCATGTGTCTTAACATGTTCTCATCTACCTGAGCATTTTGGTGATTCCCAATCTGCATCATCATATTGGAAATCATAACTTGGTTCATATCGACCAATATCATAATATTCTCCTTGTTTGTATTATTGATATTACATCATAACACAAAACCCAAAGGCTGTCAAGTACTTTCTTCATCCTCTGCGGCATACATCTCATCTAGAAATTCCTCTAAAGCTTCGCTGTAGTCCATTTCCTCATCTTGAAATACTTTCTCAGATATATGTTGGTAGTGGTATTCCTCTCCCATACTTCTAAACATCAATGCTCTCACTGTCTCAATAAGGGACATAATATCTAATACAGACTTAGGGTGATTAGCTACATCATATCCCATATCATGCATAGCAGTAACAACGTCACGAGCAACATCAATAGAAAACCTCATTGCCACTTTCTTATCGTAGTCAACTAGGATTTCATCTGCCTCTTTCATGTCCTCTATTCGTTCTTTTAGTCTTTCGGTTAAATCAATAACGTTGCTCATGTTAATACCTTAAGTATAATAGTGTCTCTGTTAATACGACCGTCTGTCGTATTTTCTTTAGTCTTTAATGCTCTAAGCTCTTTGAGAGACTTAGCTTTAGTTGCTTTACCTAAGAGTGCTATATATTCCTCTGGCTTTCTCAGCATCTTCTTGAATGAGTTCTCTCGGCAGAATCCAGTGACAGTGCTACCCTTAACTTGCATACCATCTCTTCGATCAGACACAAGATACTTCATGACCCTAGTCTTAGTATTGAACAGGTATAGAGAATCAGCTCCAACCATCTTCTCAGGACTAACACTAGCGATTTTGTACTCTGAAGAAGTTGGCAAGTATAGAACCCTTGCAACTTGCTTGTGAGCAGGAGTAGCCTTCTTAGTGCGAGGCTTACGGGTCGCTTTCTTTGTGACTAGAAACTTTTCACAGTCAGTGATTATTCCACTAATAAACTTGTAGAAATCTTTTTGCTGTTTAGGGGTCATGTGGTTATAACCCTCAACTAGATCCTCAGTCTTATCTTCGATGAGTTCACGTAACTCTTCCTGACATCCCTTATAATACCTGATAGTATCATGGGCAGTCTGGGCGGCAGAACCTAGCTTCATCATCTCATTATAGATTGACCAGTCTTTATCTAAAGTGCCTTGAGTATACTCATCTACAAAGCCTTCGATCTCACCGATAAACTCATTAGTCTTTTCACCTAATAGTTCGGCAGGACTTTTTCTTTTAGGTGGAGGAGGAGCATCTGGATCGATAACAGGTTTCATACTCTTGCCGATCTTAATGACCTCGTCTATATGTTCTTTCTGAAACTTTTTACTGTCTACAGTCAACACACACCCATCATTCTCCATCTTACAGAGTGATGCTAGAGTAGAACTAGTTCTCCAATCTTCAGCGGCTTTATAGTTCTTAAGGTCTTCTGGACGATTCTCTTTTATCCAAGCTATAGTCCAAGCTACGTAGCTCTTCTTATCATAGAAGTACCCATAGTGGCGCATAGTCTCCATAATTTTAGCTTGATACTTGTCAGCAGGAACTTCTGACCAGTCGGTAGTCTCTCTACCGATGTGACCCTCTTCTACTAACTTAGCGGCATTGCTTCTGCGGGGTGCTGATCGCACCATTTTCTTTGCTGATTTAGCCATTAACTAACTCCATTTCGATTTATGTTTACATCCTAACACACTATCAGGTGCTTGTCAAGAGGTTTTTTAATAAATCTTCCCATTGTTCCTTTCTTCTTTGCCAAGAGTATATAGCATCCACTGTTTGTTTACATGCCTGAAGGTGGTCTGCTAGCCTATTTCTTCTCATAGGATTTGAATATATATGTAGAGCATTTTCTAACTCATGTAGGAATTTAACTCCGTGAATAGGTCTATCTTCGATCACTCCATACATTGATGTCATTCCCAGAGATATCTCTGCATTAGAACCAGCTGAAGAATGTATACACATACAACCAGATGAAACTGCTCTTATTATGGGAGTGTACGACATTTCTGGATATTCTGTTGGATACACAAATATGTGAGCCTCTTCCATATAACTCTGTATATCTTCTTCAGTAGCATTTCTATGCACAGTGACTAAAGAGTCATCCCTCACTGCATTTGAAATTGATTGAAGTTGAGTGGTATCTTCTTCTGGATTTGTTAATCCAGTGGCCACTATAAGTCGTGCATTTTCAAAATTCTTTTTAGTGAGTTTGATAAAAGCACCATATGCCAAGTCTAGTCCTCTGTTCATTTCACCGACGTATAGCACGTTGATAAAATTCTCAGGTTTATTTCTAGAGGCTTTTTTAGGTGTTGGTTCGATTGCATTTCGCAATACTATTCCTGCACCAAAAGGTATTTCTAAAAACAGATTGTACATCTGTTGTTGCCAATGTGAAGAAAACACAATAGCGGTATAATCTTTCCATCTACCATCAGTCAAACATTCGACTGATTGATGGTCAGCAGGAACTGACGGCATGAATATTGTTTTCACACCGTCAGCTACCTTAATGGGAGAAGTGACAAACTCAAATTTATCGAGTAAAGACTCTTTCAAATCTCTCCTGATAAGAGTTAAGATTTGTTCGACACTTGTCACAATTGCTTTATTAGAGCTACTTGACTCCATCTGGCAACATTTGTCCAGCTACGTCACGTAAACTATCCCACCTGAATGATCTCCATCCTACAGCATCCGTATCCCATACGGGTAAAGCCATATCAGTAGACTTCTTTGTGCCACCAGCACTGCCCTCAATTGTCGGGGTCACTGGAATCATAGATTCGCTTAGTGTAGCGTTCATTGTTCTTCTAGCGCCATTTGCTTTAATAAACTCGATTCTTACTGATCCAGCTTTAAGCATATCTTTTACTTCATCTTTAGTCATCATATTCTCCATTTTCATTTGTTAAAACTTCATTCACCTTTTGAGCAAGTTGCTCGTATCCACCGATGTGTTCACCATCCCACAATATTTGTGGCACAGCATTCTCACCGGGAAATCTCGTCATAAAATCTTGAACATCTTCTTCTACAAGTTTGTATTGATGTTCTAGTTGCGCTACTTGACACAACTGTGCAGATTTTAAACACCAGACGCAATTAGCTGATCCGTATATAACTATCATTCGCTAGATCCCATATAGTGCTCCTTAATCATCTTTAAGTATTAGTGTATAATACACTATCAAATCACGTTTGTCAAGTCTTATTTAAAAAGTTTTTTCCACAATGGAACATTTTCTTCAGCTTCTTGAGCTTCTTCGGCCTTTGTCTTAGCTTCTTCCATATCACTGTTTGCTTCTTCTATAGCATCTTCAGATTCTTGATAGTATCCTTCATAAGCCGCAACAATGGCTTGCTGTTGTTGAATGTATGCTCTTAAGTCTGATAGGTTGAGTCCCAAGTTTTGATAGCCTTCATCAGTCACACCA